CACTGCAATCGCGATGCGGATCGCTGCCATCGTTCTCCTTGTGCGGATGTTCAGCACCTTCCATTTCCTCCAGACCTTTTTCCTGATATTCATTCTGATTTTCTTCATTAAAGGTTTTCTGATACGTTGCGTCGCCCATCACCGCGCCGCAGTCAGGACAGTTGCCGCCGCCAGCCTGACCGCAGGCGATGCAAACTTTCTCCGTTTCCTGTTGTTGCACTACTGGCTCAGGCTGTTCCGTTTCTGGCTCGTTTTGTTGCGTATTTGGGTCGTTCTGTTCCGCTTTCTGGTCGTTATGTTCCGTTTCTGGCTGATTCTGGTACACAGAGTCGCGGGTCTGGATCCCCTTAACCCATTTCGGATCATTCGGGTCGCTAATCCCTTCAACAAATTCTCCGCGAGAGGCAGCCAGTAATTTGTCTGCATCGACAGGATTTTTGGGCGGAATGTTTTTCCGGGCTTCATGGAGTTCTGCCCGCAGTTTCTGATATTTCGCATCAACAGAATTTACCTGTGACTGAGCATCCAGCGACTGCGTGTCCTGATGATGTTCAGTTGCATCCGGTTCCACTGTTTCAGCCGTTGCCTGTTCATCTGCCATTGCGCAAGATGGTTGCAGTTTTTCTTCATCATCCTGTTTTTCTTCTTCTTCTGTTACACGCTGCGGCATCGGGGCAGAGGAACGACCGCAGGCAATATCCACGATTTCCGGATCAGGGTTGGCATGATCAGTTTCAGTCAGTACTTTGTTCAGATATTCAGTGACGTGTGCGGGGGTAACCTCGATCCCAATTGGTGCTTCTTTTACGGACGCAACCACGATGGCGCGGGAATAATCCAGCCCGCCAGGCATGGTGATGAATTTGTCGCGGAAAACAGAAAAGGGCGGTTTATTTTCAGCGATAATTTCCTCGACACGTTTAGCGTGTGCCGGATGAAGGTTATAAATGTCCACGTCCATTGAACGAGCCAGTACGCCAGTGGCTACGTCGCGCGCCAGTGACGTCAGATCGTGAACGAAACCTTCGCCGCGATCGGTGAGGTTCCCGCCGCCAGCATTAGCGCCGGAAGCCGTGCGCGTGATGCGTGAAACACGATTTCCTTTCATCCACTCTTTTGTCAGCAGACCACGATCGGTGTAGTCTGCGTCCAGGTATGCTTCGAAAAAAGCAGTCATCAGCCCCAGGCTTGAATTGCCTGGATTAGGGAAAACTCTGTCAGTATCACGCACCAGTTTGTGGAGATCGCGAATTTCCAGCGGGTCGAGCAGGCTGGTTTTGTGGGAAACAGCCAGGGCAGTAACAGCTGGTAGTTCTTCAGCTCGTGCAATGTGTAATGCCTGGAGTTCGTCGCGTGAAACGTGCGTCACCGGTTTTTCGCTGCCGTGTTGAGCAAGCCAGCGAATGGGCAGCTCCTGACCGGAAATCGGGAGTAGCATATTCTCCTCAATCTCCGTCATGTCTTCGCCATTAACATTGGTATTGTCAGTGCTGGCTGGTTTGTCCTGCGCAGAGGATGAGGGCGCGATAAATACCATTGTGATGCCATCTTCCCCGCCTTTTTCGTAACGGTTGCAGAATTCCGTATCAAATACGCCTTCTGGCGGGAGGTCATCAACAACGGGCAAATTGACGCGAACAGGTTTTTTGAAGTCATCTTCATCGTAGCCAGCATCATCAATCGCAACAGCACCACGGGAGATGGCAATGGATAATTTTTTCGCTTCAGCCCAGTAAAAACCGCCTTTAATACCGAGACGTTTTCTGACTTTGTCATTTTTTGCTTCGTAATACAGTGGGTAAACTTGTTTATCGGTGCTCATTGTTTTTTAACCTCAACTCAGATTAAAATTCGTTTGTTCAGTGAATAATCTTGCCGGATACACACTGTTCATAGCCTGTGCCATACGCAGGCTATTTCTTTCAGATTTCACCTTTTAATTTCATTGCAATAAGAGTTGCCAGAAATTCGGCTTTTTTTTCTGCGGGCAGATTCTTTCCGATATGCACCAGGCACATTTTTTTTGACGCCTTCGTTAAGTGTTTTAACGTTGCCTGATGGACCGTCGATATCAACCACAGTGAAAGGGGTTTCTTTATTTTCTGTTTTAATCACGTAGCCAATACGCTTTCCTTCCAGGCTGACTTCGTGAACAATGTCATCAGTAGTAACAACAGTGGCTTCATAACTGGTAATCATGTTTTTCTCCTTAATTAAGGTTGAGCGAATCCCTGCCATTGCTGGCATAAATTCAGTTTCGGATAGTCAGTTAATTAAAGTTCGTGTGCCATCTGGTCTTTTTCGGCACAGATTTCACTACAATATTTTTTCATTTCCGTCGTTGGTATAACTCCACGCATGAAATGAAGTGGTCTTGTAATGATTTTGCTTTCTTCAATTTCTTTATTGCAAAGGTGATAAGCACATTTTATTTTCTTAGTCATTACCATGACTCCGCCTTTACAGGTAAACCATCACGACCGAGGAAGACTCTAATCATGCAGTCAGAAATGCATGTTTTTGTAGTCAGGCTACGAATATAAAGTTTTCGCTTTTTAATATTGTTTGCCGAGGCGATATATGTCCGACCTTCATGAAGAACATAATCGCCAGGGGTCACACACTGACGTGGTATTTCATCAGTTCCGAAGTGATGAGCAATCATAATTATCTCCATTTTTACAAATGAATTTTGTCGATGCGGTGCCTGGTGCCTCCAGGTGACGTTAACCAGTTAACAATTAACGCCGGATAATCCACCCATAACACTGATGCTTTTAACTGTGCCGCGTGCGCTTAGCCGCATTCACCGCATCACAAAATTCACTTTAAAAAGGGGCGGCAGGGCAGCTACGGAGTAGAACTGATGCCGCCAAAGACTAGACACAGCAATGTCGTTATTTACAACCGGAGGCGCACTCCCACCATTTAAATTTAACAGACAAGACCGACTCTTTATGGATACCGGAAATGCGCCTTCGTGTTGTGCCCGGTTTTATTTCACCACCTCCGGGCTTTGGTGGCCTCGGCTATACCCCTACAGCAAGAATATTGAATTAATCCAATAAATGGTTTAGCTGGTATTTTTGGCAAGCCAGCGACGTGCGCCAGCTTCGGTTTTAAACGATTTGCTTTTGGTATACGTCATGGCGGTGAATGTGCCGTCCTGATTGGGAAACACGCCACATACCAGAGATTCGTTGTTGCCAAGATCGATAGTATCCATGTTGACCTCATTTCCCCTTAACGCCGGGTGGCGGAACGTTTTATCTACTGCGCTTTGTATCAATCAACAACTGCCGTCATGTTCGTATGCCTCAGGCTGGCTACTTAGCCCTGTTCAGTGGCTGGATAACTCGAGGTATTGTCCTGCCGTTCTCTGGTGGGGCGTTGTTTGGATATGCTTATTAAACACAATACGTTTTCTTATGTCAACACGAAATGTGTTTTGTGGTGGATGTCATATGATGATGGTACAAAAAAGCCCGCTGATAGCGGGCTGATTGGCATATTACTGTGATAGCAAGATCATTACTCCGGTGGGGGATTATCTTTAAGCCTGCCTCTCAAATATTTTTCTACATACTCATCGATTTCTTTTAGCCGGACTTCAAATAGCTCAATCATTCGTTGTTGTTCTGAGCCCGGTAGCTGGTTAAACAACTCAAGAAGTTTTCGTTGGGATTCATTTAACCACAATTCAGAAGATTCCTGTTCTCCAAATAGGAGCTCAGGAGGAGATATGCCAAGTGCCTTTCCCAATACGACAGCGTCATGCACTCCAACATTTCTGCTGCCCGCCTCATAGTTACCTATACGCGATTGCGTCCATCCGCAGATTTCAGCAAGTTTTCCTTGAGATAAACCAAGCTTCTGCCTGCGCTCTTTAAGACGCATTGCAATTTTGTCATTGAGCCTACTAGCGGCAATTTTTTCGTTTTCTTTTTCCATTGCATCCTTGTATCACGAATCGTGATTTACATAAAACACAAAACAGCTTGACCATATAACACAAGGTGTGTTTAAAATTGTCATCGGAGGTTTTCAATGAACAAAATTTCAACATATCGAAAACAGCTTGGGCTGTCTCAAAGACAACTTGCTGTTCAGTTAGGGTGGATACAAAGCCGACTGGCAAATTACGAAGCAAATTTTCGTACCCCTGGACTAGAGGAGTGCAGAAAAATTGTTTCTACCCTTAATCGGCTTGGCGCTCGTTGTGGACTTGACGATGTATTCCCCCCAGACGGTAAGCATAGCGAAAACAGCATAGGAGCGGTTGATTCATGAAAATCAGGCATGAGCATATCGAATCAGTGTTGTTAGCCCTGGCTGTTGAAAAAGGGCAGGCATGGGTAGCCAATGCCATTACTGAAGAATATCTGCGCCAGGGGGGCGGCGAATTGCCCCTTGTACCAGGCAAGGACTGGAACAATCAGCAGAATATCTATCACCGTTGGTTGAAAGGTGAAACGAAAGCGCAAAGGGAAAAAATTCAGAAACTGATCCCTGCGGTTCTGGCAATTCTTCCGCGCGAGCTGCGTCACCGACTCTGCATCTTCGATACCCTGGAACGCCGTGCATTACTGGCGGCGCAGGAAGCGTTGAGTACGGCAATTGATGCGCATGATGAGGCAGTCCAGGCCGTTTACCGGAAAGCACATTTCAGCGGTGGTGGGTCGCCCGGCGATTCTGTCGTAGTGCATTGATTGAAATTAATCGTGCCGGATTGTTTTGTTCGGTATCAGTTAAATGTAACGCTGCGAGCGTTACAAGGTGAAAACAAATGGCTTCAAACTGGATAAAGCTCGAGGTTATTACGCCGGATAAGCCGGAAATATTCAGGCTTGCTGAGATTCTGAATATTGATCCAGATGCCGCATTAGGGAAGGTTATTCGCTTCTGGGCATGGGCGGATCAACAAATGATAGACGGTAATGCAAATTGTAACGCTCGCGGCGTTACAAAAAGTGCAATAGATCGCATCACTTTTATGGCTGGTTTTGCTGATGCGTTAATTCAGGTTGGATGGCTGGTCGAAAATGACGTTGGGCTTTCTCTACCTAACTTTGAACGTCATAACGGAAAAAGCTCTAAAAAACGGGCGGTTACAAACGAGCGAGTTACAAAAATACGCGAACTGAAACGAAAAGGTAACGCTGCCATCGTTACACAAACGGATCAAAAAGCGTTACCAGAGGAAGAGGAAGAGGAAGATATAAATACTGATCTCCCCCTAAATCCCCCTCGCCAAAAACGAGCGTCTAAAAAATTCGAGCCGGAGGCTATTGAGCTGCCCGATTGGTTGCCGGAAACACTCTGGCATGAGTGGGTCCGGTTCAGACAGGCATTGCGAAAACCGATTCGAACGGAGCAGGGCGCTAACGGGGCGATACGGGAACTGGAAAAATTCCGCCAGCAGGGTTTTACACCTGAGCAGGTGATTCGACACAGCATCGCCAATGAATACCAGGGCCTGTTCGCGCCGAAAGGTGTTCGGCCTGAGACGTTGCTCCGACAGGTTAACACCGTCTCGTTGCCGGACAGTGCGATCCCGCCAGGCTTCAGGGGGTAACGGACCATGAAAAATATTGCGACAGGCGGCGTTCTGGAACGCATCCGCCGACTGACCCCGCCACATGTAACCGCCCCATTCAGAACGGTAGCGGAGTGGCGCGAGTGGCAACTTGCTGAAGGCCAGAAACGTAGCGAGGAGATTAACCGCCTGAATCGCCAGTTGCGGGTGGAAAAAATTCTGAATCGTTCAGGCATCCAGCCGTTGCACCGTAAATGCTCGTTTGCGAATTACCAGGTGCAGAACGACGGCCAGCGATACGCGTTAAGCCAGGCGAAATCCATCGCCGATGAACTGATGACCGGGTGTACAAATTTTGCGTTCAGCGGAAAACCTGGTACCGGGAAGAATCACTTAGCGGCATCTATCGGGAATCGCCTGCTGAAAGACGGTCAGACAGTGATTGTGGTTACCGTGGCTGATGTTATGAGCGCCCTGCACGCCAGCTATGACGACGGGCAGTCAGGCGAAAAATTTTTGCGGGAGCTGTGCGAAGTGGATCTGCTGGTTCTTGATGAAATTGGCATTCAGCGCGAGACGAAAAACGAGCAGGTGGTGCTGCATCAGATTGTTGATCGCCGGACAGCGTCGATGCGCAGCGTGGGGATGCTGACAAACCTGAACTATGAGGCCATGAAAACATTGCTCGGCGAGCGGATTATGGATCGCATGACCATGAACGGCGGGCGATGGGTGAATTTTAACTGGGAGAGCTGGCGTCCGAATGTTGGTCAGCCAGGAATTGCGAAGTAATTTTTACCGGGAGGAAATTTTAATGGAGACTGTTTTTGACGCACTGAAAGCAATGGGAAAAGCCACATCCATAGAACTTGCTGCGCGACTTGATATCAGTCGTGAAGAAGTGCTGAACGAACTATGGGAACTGAAAAAGGCTGGTTTTGTTGATAAAAGCGCGTACACCTGGCGTGTGGCTGATAACAACGTTCAGCAGGAACAGCCAGCGCAGGCAGAACTGCCGGAAGAAACCACCACAGCAACAGTAGCGAAAATCTCAGAGTGCGATTTAACCGCAACGATTGAACAACGCGGACCACAAACGGCTGATGAGCTGGCTACATTGTTTGGTACCACATCACGCAAAGTGGCTTCAACGCTGGCAATGGCAATCAGCAAAGGTCGTCTGATTCGCGTAAATCAGGGCGGTAAATTTCGTTACTGCATACCGGGCGATAATTTACCAGCAGAGCCGAAAGCAGCATCGGTAGCGGAAACTGATGGTAAGGCCTTTCCTCATCCCGCAGGTGTTGCATTACCAGTACAGGAGGCTGCAACACAGGAAGATATTAAAACAGAAACGGTGGCGGACATTGTGCAGTCGCTTGAGAAGCGAGTGGATAATCTGGTTCTGCCATCGCTGCGACAGGCAAACCGCGAACTGCGTCGGGCGAAAAGTGATATCCGGAAATGGGAGCGAGTCTGTGCCGCGCTGCGGGAGCTGAATAAATATCGCGATATTGTCGCCCAGCTTTGCCGGGAGGAAACCAGTGAGCAACATTAATTACCAGGCACTGCGAATGGCGGCAGAAAATGCAACCCCTGGCGAATGGTGTTCTGATGATTATGGGTTAATTGCTGATGCCGGACTGAACGCAAATTACTACATAGCATCATGCTCAGGACCAGATAATCGCGCCAATAAGCGATTCATAGCAGCAGCCAATCCGGCTACCGTGCTGGCACTGTTGGATGAACGGGAAGCCCAAAGCAAACGCATTGCAGAGCTGGAGACTAATCTTGCTGCGCTTGCGGCGGAGAATGCGGGGCTGAATAAATTTATCGTACAGAGTTGCTACGTGTTTGATGGCGAGCAGGATGAACTATCTGATGCGTATATCTGCGCAATAGACGGAAGGATGCCGCAAACCCCAGCCACCGACGCTTTCTTGTCGGATGTGCGGGCTGGGGCGTTTAACGACCTTTGCGCGGCGTTTGTCAGGCACGCAAAAGTTGCAGGACTGGATGATGCCGATACCGTAACGCTTAAGGAAGTGACAGAAGCATTGTTGCATTGTGCGGAACAGATTCGCGCGCCTGAATAATTAAATTTAGTGTTGTAAATAAAATTTAATCCTTAACCGGAAGGATTTCTGCACCCTCAGAACAGCAGGAGGCCACCCGAAAGGGTGGTAGTGAAATGCGAAAGTTCAAAATAATTATTGAAACGGGAATAGCTGGTGGAGATTTTGAGGATGTATTCGAAGTGGACGATGACGCAACACCTGATGAAATTCATGACGAAGCAAAAGAAATTTTCTTTAACTACTGCAATTACTCATATCACGAAATAAAAGACGAAGAGGAAGAACAAAATGGCTGATTTTGGTTCAACTAAATATAACGTCAGTTATGAAGAATGGCATGAATTGTTAATGGACTATGCAGAGTTACGCGGTGGAAGTGCTGCTGATGCTGAAGCCTGGCGTGATGACTATGAAGCAGGAAAAACTCCGGTCGAAGCATATTGTGATGAGTGGGGCGATGAATGAGCGAAATTAATTATCAGGCGCTACGTGAAAAGGCAGAGAAAGCAACTAAAGGAAGCTACATCGTAGGGCATACATCTGTTAACCAGCACGGCAATTTAACAGGAGTTTTTGTTTGTCAAAAATGGAAAGGAGAACCCGGTGGCGTGATTGCCGAATGTCACGTTAACTGCCTGGTTGAAACAGATGCTCAGGCTTATGCAAACGCAGAATTCATCGCCGCAGCCAATCCGGCTACCGTCTTGGCGCTGCTGGATGAACGGGAAAGAAACCAGCAATACATCAAAAGCCGTGATCAGGAGAACGAGGATATTGCGCTAACGGTAGGGAAACTGCGTGTTGAGCTTGAGGAAGCAAAATCAAAACTCAACGAGCAACGCGAGTATTACGAGGGAGTAATCGCGGATGGAAGTAAGCGCATAGCAGAACTGTCTGCTAGCCACAGCAAATTGCGCGACACAATGGCTGGCATCCACAACACAATCCGAATGGATGGCGGCTATACGCCACTGGCAGCAATCCTTAACGCTGCTAAACGCGCATATGAAGAATCAGCAAGCGCCGCTGGCATCAAGGAGGAGTCTGAGTGATGGTCATTTCACCTATAACGCTGAAAGCGGCGCAGGAATTTATCGCACAGCACCACCGACACAATAAACCACCAGTGGGGCATAAATTCAGCATTGGTCTGAGAAATAATGCCGGAGAATTGATAGGTGTGGCGACAGCTGGTCGACCTGTTGCACGACATTTGGACGATGGATTAACGCTTGAAGTAAATCGCACATGTACCACAGGAGAACGCAACGCTAACAGCGCGCTTTATGGTGCTGTCTGGCGGGCAGCAAAAGCTATGGGTTATCAACGTTGTATTACGTACACCCAGGCAGATGAATCAGGAGCATCTCTTCGCGCAGCTGGTTTTGTTCGTGTGAAAGAGCTTCCTCCAAGAAAAAGCTGGGCGGAATCAAGCGTCGCCCTGCGGAGTAAACGCGATCCGGTCGGAAACGGTGGTATTCCTCGTGTGCTCTGGGAAATCAGGAGAATGAGTACCGCTGGCATTCGCATCAAAGGAGAGTGATATGAGCGCTATAACCAAAGAACGTATCAAATTATTCATTAAAAATCCGCTTGATAACGGACTTACTCGTGGCGAACAAATGGAACTGGCACGAATTGCACTGGCATCACTGGAACGCGAACAGATTCGCCACGAGCATGCCAAATGGTCTGACTCCACATTTGGCTGCGTTGGCCCCATTGGTCCGCTGAAACATCTCTCAAAAGAGGCACTGGAAGCCGCAGCCGAACCAGACGATCTTGGCGAGTGGGCTGATATGCAGTTTCTGTTGTGGGATGCACAGCGCCGTGCTGGCATCAGCGATGCTGAAATTACCGCTGCTATGGAAGATAAATTGAAGATCAACATGAAGCGCCAGTGGCCTGAACCAAAAGATGGTGAGCCTCGCTTGCACATTAAAGAACCCGGCAACTCTCCGGTAACTCCGGATGGTTGGATAAGCTGTAGTGATCGAATGCCTGAAAAGGGCCAGAACGTGCTTATTTCGGTGAATTTCGATAGCTCTCTGGTTGAACCGCTAATATGCTCTGCACGCTATACCGGAAGCACATTCCGGCGAGGAGATGCAACGATTAAGCCGGGTAATGGTATTGAGCAGGCAACTCACTGGATGAAATTACCGGAACCGCCGCAGGAGGTGAGCTGATGGAAAATGAAGGCGATAATATCATCACACTGGTGCAGCCAAAGCGCGATGAAGAGAAGCTGCTGAACATTACAGTAACTGGCAGAAAAAACTACACACAACAGAGCTGTAAGCATCGGGCCATTGAGGTTCATGAACAGGATCGCGTTATCCTGTGCTTGCAGTGCGGATGTGTTGTGGACCCTTTTCAGTATGTTCTGCGGTGTGCGAACGATGGTGAGGCTGTGGTGAGAGAGATTAGACAGCTTCATAACAGACGCGATCAGCTCCGCGAATCTGTTGCCAGCCTCGAGCGTGAAGAAAAGAACACCAAAGCACGGTTGCGGGCAGCAAGAACTGCAATACTGTATGCGGAAAATGACCTTAAAAATATTGAGCAGAAGGTGAATCAATGACCTGGCCTGAAGCATTCACAACGGTAGGAATCGCGGTGGCGCTGGTGGTGTATTCGATTTGCCGCTGGGGATAAAAACGGTTTGCGGGAAAAGGAGAGTTAAGTAGAATTGCAGCGGGTGCTTGAGGCTATCTGCCTCAGGCATGATCACCAAAAGGCAGATAGAGAAAAGCCCCAGTTAACATTACGCGTCCTGCAAGACGCTTAACATTAATCTGAGGCCATATCTATGCGACACATAGAGATTAGCCTCTTACGGACCGAAAGGTCAAGGAGAAGCAGGCTATGAAGCAGCAAAAGGCGATGTTAATCGCCCTGATCGTCATCTGTTTAACCGTCATAGTGACGGCACTGGTAACGAGGAAAGACCTCTGCGAGGTACGAATCCGAACCGGCCAGACGGAGGTCGCTGTCTTCACAGCTTACGAATCTGAGGAGTAAGAGACCAGGCGGGGGAGAAATCCCTCGCCACCTCTCATGTGTCAGGCATCCTCAACGCACCCGCACTAAACCCGCTTCGGCGGGTTTTTTGTTGCGCGCTGAATGCGCAGGGTGAAAAATAACCATATATTTGATTATATACACAACAAAAAATAAAAGTCATTGCACCTGCACATTAAACAATCAAATATACGACGTGAAATAAATATTTTTCAGATTAATATTTTTGTCTCTATGTGAATATAACCGTTTGTACTTATAAACCTGGAGGCATCGTGGAAAAAATAAAAAAACTATTTAGTAGCAAATACGCAGTCATACGTCGTGATGACCTGTCAGTTATAGTCGAAATGGATTACTTCCCTGAAACCCCAAAATCAATGATGTATCGTAATGGTCGAAAGGCAATTTTTTTACCGATGAGGGTAAGTGACATTATGGGAAATGATAAACTGCTGGATGAATTGCGAGTCAGAGCATCCTGTTAGTATTGGCATTAATTCTGTTATACTACATAACGGGCTGAACACCCATTCTACTGCGCCAGCGGAGAACTACGATGGCGCATATACAACTGGTCAAACAAACCTCTTCCGGATTACTTCTCCCGGCGACGCCGGAGAGTTGCGATTTTTTGCATCAAATCAAAATAGGTGAGTGGATACACGCGGACTTTAAGCGAGTGCGTAACTACGCGTTCCACAAGCGTTTTTTCAAACTCCTGCAACTGGGATTCGATTACTGGACTCCGGTCGGTGGGGCGATCACGCCTCGCGAACGAAAACTGGTATCAGGCTTCGTTGATTACCTGTGCGAATCAGTAGGTCGGGAACACACTCCAGCCCTGAGTGATGCCGCAGAGCAATACCTTAATACAGTTGCGACATGCAGAACCCGGGATACGGCATTGCTAAAGTCGTTTGACGCTTTCCGCGAGTGGGTAACCATTCAGGC